GGTAAGAAAAATGGGTTATGAAATAAATAATATCATAATCGGTGGCACAAATACATCTGGTTGTGTGTTTAGAAATAAACCTATATCAGCTATCAATTGGGCAAAGTTAGGTTATAATGTTCAAGTATTATCAACAATGTGTGCCGACTATCAGATAACTGGTACAAATGCTACAGAGCAAACTCAAAATGCTTTATCAGTTGTATGGAGAGATGTTGCAGAAGCAAAGTTATTTGATAAAATAAGATACATAAGGGATTACGAATGTCAGATAATATAAACAAAGTACAAATAACTTGTCCTAACTGTGATGTTAGTTATTGGGTCAAGTGGAAAGATGAAGACAATGAGCCTACCACATGTCCATTTTGTGGTGCTGATACTTCTATAGATGATGATGACGCAATCTTTGAGCATGATAATGAAGAAGAAGACGATTGGAATTGATTATAGTTTAAGCAGTCCTGCTATATGTGTATGTAGAGGTGAGTTTAAATTAGATAACTGTAAGATATACTATCTTACAAACGTGAAAAAATATGAAGGTAACTTTTATAATGGCAAAATAAATGGCAGACTACATCTACCCTATACCACCGAACAACAACGACACGACCAGATTTCCGAGTGGGCGCTTTCTGTTATTGATACTGCTATTGGTAATATTTTTATAGAAGGCTACTCATATGGTAGTAAAGGACTTGTATTCAACCTAGCAGAGAATATGGGTGCTCTCAAACATAAACTGTATAAACTCAATAAACGATTTCAATCTATAGTACCAGGTCAGATAAAGAAGAATGCTACTGGCAAGGGTAATGCAGATAAACTAAAGATGTATGAGCAGTTTACAAAAGATACTGGTGTTGATTTAGTCAAAGAATTTGAACAAACAAAACTCAATAATCCAGTAACCGACATAGTAGATTCATATTATATCGCAAAATATGGGTACGAATCGTAGATGTTCTCGTTTTGTTCTCATAATTATTCCTAAAAACCTAGTAAAATCAACGTTTTTAACGCTTGACAATTCCGTAATTTTCTGATATATTATGTGTATATATGACAAAAGAATGGTTTAAAAGTTTTAATATTATCTACAAAAGAGAATACGTTGATCCAGAATCAGAATATGATACGTTCTGGTCTTCAGCTACTATCTACAGAAATGTACCTATAGAGAAAATCAAATACTATAGAAAACAATTACTTAAATTCAAAGCCTATGCGAACAAGACGTATAGAGAAGACGCTACTAATTTCACAGGTGCTACTGGCATTGAGATAGTATATCCAGACGAGTACTATCAAACATATGCAGATGTATTCGGTCCAGAAACGGCTGCAGGTGATGACAATCTATTCAACGACTATGGTCAATTGTTTAATGGTAGACAAGGTTTCAGAAAAGATTTTGATCCTGACTTTACAAAGAATTACAAAACTAAAAAACTTAACCCAAATTATATTTACAACTTAAACTAAAGGAGACACTATGCAAATTAAATTAGGAGACATGATAACAGACAATAGAGGTAGAGTTGGTGAGATAGTCAACATCGGTATCGCAGTAAGAAAAGAAGACATTGCTGCTGAAGATGATACCTCATTAAATGCTAAAGAATACGATACTGATCTAGGATATACAGGTGCAGTTACCTTTGGGTCTAACTGGTGCTATTTTGCTCAAATAAAATCTGTATCAACAAAAGAAGGATCAGATGTTGATGTTGCAATTGAACAAGAGAATGAATGGTGGAAATAGTGAACGGTTATTTTGCAGTACAATTAGATAGACAAAGTTGTAACGTTGTAAAGAAACTTGCTACAAAAGATATACTTGTATCAGATCACGTTACACTTGCATTTAAACCTATTAAGAAAGTTTATAACAAATATTCTAAACTTGTAGGTAAAAAAGTGGGTGTGTTTATCAAAGGTTACAGAGCAAACAATCACATTGACGCATTATGGGTTGACAATATGTTTGATAAAGAGTATAATAGAATCAAAAGACATGATAAAGGCGCTGCTCATATTACACTATCACATAAGAATGGCTACAAATCAGGTGACGCTAACACTATGTTTACAAACCCTAAAGTAAAAGATAAGAAATACGGATACGTAGAAGGAACTATAAAGTATATTGATTATGACAAAAGATAAATGGTTAAAGATTAATAGAGAGTCGTTTACTAGAACTCTTAAAGGATTTAATAGACCTGACTATACATTAGATATAAATGGTCTACAAAGAAATTCTATACCTACAAGTGATAGAATATCTGGTGCATGTACTAAAGAGTCAAAACCTAAAGTACAGTTACCCGAAGGCAAGACGATCGGCATTGCCTACAATAAAGGTAACTACCAGGTAGTTGATAAAGCTGATTTTAAAACAATGGGAAGGAAGACATAATGTGGAATATAAAAAAATCATTACTATTTGCTACGTTATTAGTTACAGTAATACTAGTATCAATGAATATGGCAAGTGCTGATGAAAAGAAGACAATCACACCACAAGAGTTTGGTAATGCAATTGCAGAAACACCAGGCAAACTTGTAAATTTTATAGGTAGTGAAGTTGAGAAAACTAAAGAGTACCAAAAGAAGTCGTGGGCTGAAATGAAAACAAAGTGGCCTTGGACAATGTTTAAAGGTAATCAATAATGTTACACAAAATAAGTGATTTTTGTAAGAAGATTGATAGTATCAAAGCTCAGGCAGATAAGTTATACAACTTGAAGTATAATCATCCTAAAACGCCTGAGCGGGATGCTGAAGTGAATCATCTTATAGATGATATACAATCCACGTGTAAAATAGTGGCAAATGACACAAAACCCTATGATTTATAAGGGTTTTTAACGCTTGACAAATAGACTATTTTATGATAGAATTAATGAATAAACTAACAAAAGGACTATATTATGATGACTAAAGAACAAATTTTTGATGAATTTAAGATTGCAAAAGAAAAAGATATTGCAAAATCAACAAGTAAACCACCATATGAGAATGTGTTTACAAATAGACTCAACGTGTTGAGATCACACCGTGACGCAAAAAAGTCACATCCAAAATCTTACAGACATTTAGATATTAATTTTGAAAATCTAATACTTGCCTACTCGGCACCTGTACCTGTAGATCATTTCTATAAAACAATATTCGGCAAATCTTTATCAGAATATACACATGATAAAAGAATTGAAGATATGACCGAACTACAGAAAGAAAGAGAAGAAGCTAAAAAATTGAAAGAAAAAGAAGATGAAAAAACTGTTGTATCTATTAACTAGTTTGTTGTTGCTCTCTAATTGTACCAGCATGAATCAGTCCACTATTGGTGCGTCCACCACAGCGGCTGTTGCTGGTACAGCGTGTTACACATATTTAAGTGATAATCCTGCTGTTGTGGCAACGTGTGCTGTTGCAGGTTCATTTAAAGGTGCTGACTTTATGAGTGCTGAAACAGACGATCAACTTATGACAAGAGCATTTGTAGATCATTTAGACAATGCACCTAATAGTCCAGGGTTTACTACATGGCAAAATCCTAAAACAAACAGTAATGGTATTATTAAGACTACAGGTTTCTATCTAAAGGGACCTATTAAGTGTGCTATGGTTGAAACTACACACGATCAGAATTTAGATAACACTAGATTCTTTGATTCAATACTATATGGTAATCCTTATAGACAAATGCAATGGCATGAAGTATGTAAAATGCCTGACGGAAGATGGATGTATGTTGATTAGATTATTTTTTATATTACTATTTGCTACGAGTGTATATGCTGAAGACAGTTTTGAAAACACAATGAAGAAACTAGAGGCATTAGAAAACAATACTACAAAGGTTGAATATGATAAGATACAACCTATTAAAGATCAATATTGTTTTATAAAAATACAGATTAAAGAATTAGACAATGGGGAGATTGTTAAACAAGAGGTTGTAGAATGTGCTGACGGTAGAAAAGCATATGACGGACCTAGTTATTGGGAGTTGTTCGCTCAATTCTACTATAGAGATATGTTTACGCCTGCCTATTGCAGAAATTATGAAAGGCCGAAACATGCCTATCATAAACCTGGCAAAGTTTGCCTTGATAAAGATGGTAATTGGGAGGTAAAAAGATGATAAGAGGTCTATTGACACTTACAATATTATGGGTTATCCTTGCTTTTGCATGGGATCCATTTACATCAATAGTTAATAAAACACAGGCTGTTGACAAAACGAAGGATATAGTATATAATGTGTTTAATAATGTAAAGGAGAAGGTGAATGAGTAAAGTACTCAAATATATAATGATCGGTTTTATGGGAGTTGCACTTGCAAATTGTTCTAGTGGTACCTATAAGATCAAACAAGAGAAGGACAAACAAGTCCTAAAAGTACCGTCTTGGTATATGAAAGACTATAACGAGAAGAAAGAATGTGGTACTAAAACGTTCGGCAAAGGCAAAGATAAAGTTTGTATCTTTGGTGTTGGTACGAGTGTTTCACCAGATTTAGAACTTGCAATTGAAAAAGGTATGATGATTGCAAAGGCTGAACTTGCTGATAAAGTAAAAGGTGAGATGAATAAGAAAGCAAAAATATTTACTACAGAATTAGGTAAGAATACTAATAAAACTGTTGTAACAGATGTAGAAACTACATTGGTAAATATAATCAAACAGACGCCTGTAAGAGGTTATGAAGTATTTGCACAAGAGGTAACTCTAACGAAGAACGGATACTACAGAGCATGGATTGGTTTAGTATTGCCAATGGGTGAGTACAATAAAATGTACAACTACTCTATTGAAACTGTTGTTGACGCTTTCAAACTGAAAGAAATGGCTGACAAGGCCTATGACGAAGTAGAGGTTATTGCGAATGAGTCGTAAGATTGAAATATACTCAAAGCCTAATTGTGTCTATTGCGAGAAGTCTAAACATCTTGTAAAGTCACTAGGCTTTGAATACAAAGAAAAGATGTTCGGTAAAGATTTTACATCTCCCGAACAACTTTACGAGGCCGTAGGTAAACAAGTTAGAACTATGCCTCAAATATTAATTGATGATAAACATATCGGTGGTTACAACGAACTTGTTGAATACTTTGCTGATAAAGGTTTAGTAAACTTTAAGGGTGAAAAAATATAATGGCAAAACAAGTTTATTCTTCACATGATTGGCGTAAGAACACAGATGACGCTATTATAGTAGATGATAGAGAATTTGAACAATTGAAAGTAAATAATAGTAGAGTTATATTTACTAATCCAAAGACATTAAAACAAGAGTCTGTTGATGTGTCAAGGTTGATTAGAGTCTTTGTAAATAATAGAGATGATCTAAAAAGGAGTGTTAAGTAATGCACAAGTTAAATACTGTTTTATTATTAGTACTATTGACTATAGCAGTATGTAATTCAATTGCTATAAAAAAACTAAATGATGAAGTGTTTTGGCCTGATGGCATAATGAAACCACTAAACAAATGATGGCAGATAAAAAAGATACACCTGACAATATAATATTGTTTCCTAAAATTCCTATGAGAAGACCTAATCAAAAGGCAATGGAATTAGACGCTAAACGACAGGAGATGATGAGATTACAACATAACAAGGTTTATGTACAGGCAATATCTGAACAGTTAACAGAGTCAATGCTATTGACATTAAGAGATGAGAATATTAATATAACAGACAAAACGTTTTTAAGTGACTATAAACTATCACTAGAGGCGATTAAGTCTATGTTGTTAAGACAAGTACATATGAAACACCCTTTACAAGAAAGAGTTGATAGGGCTGTTACAACAAAAGGTGAAGGTAAAGATGTTTATGCTATTACTATTGACTATAAAAAATTTTAAGAATTCCATAAAGCACTTTGGGATAGTTGCTAATGCTGGCAAAGTTAGTAACTTTAATCAATGCCATACAAGAAGGAGTGAATTGAATGTTTAAATCATTATTCGCAAATGACTCATTAAGAGTTGTAACTAAAGCAAAAAAAACTGAAACTAGAGGCAGAAAAACTTTGTCAAAAAGACAAAAAGTTTTAAACCTTTTAACAAAAGGTGAGTCTGTGACTTGGAAAACTCTAAGGAACAAATTTGATCTAGTATCACCTAGAGCACTTGTTGATACTTTAAGAGCAGAAGGTAACATGATCTATGTTAACCAAACTGCTAAAGGTACTTCATACAGAATGGGTGTACCAACAAAAGCGATCATCGCTGCTGGTATCAAAAAATTATATGGGACTCCGTTCGCATATAAAAATGCCTAATACTCAACGAGTATAAATAGATGTATAGGGGTAGGGAGACTTACCCCTTTACATAACAACATGAGGAGGGCATTATGCCAATGACAACATCACAATTACATGGTATGGATACAGCAGGTTCATCTGCTCCATTACTACATGAAATTCTAATCAAAGTAAACAACGCCAAAGACAAACCAAAGAAGATTGAAGTATTAAGAGAAAACGATTCAGTACCTTTAAGACAAGTACTGAAAGGTGCTTTTGATCCTAAAATCAAATGGGATTTACCAGAGGGTACGCCACCATACAAAGAGAATGACGCACCAGCAGGTACTGAACATACAACACTACACCAAGAAGCCAGAAGACTATGGCATTTTGTAGAAGGCGCTGATCAAAAACTTTCTAAATCCAAAAAAGAAACTATGTTTATTCAAATGCTAGAAGGCCTACATAAAGATGACGCTAAACTTTTAGTT